GAGTAGTTAGTTATTTTTTCTTTTCTATAGTAATTTTAAAGTTTTTTCTAATAATATTTACTATTAAACATATTATAATAACTGCTATAATAATTGATAAAGCAATTATTATGTTATTTTGACTATTATTTTTTTCTTCTAATTCTTTATTTTCTACAAGCATATTAAATTTTTCATTTGCTTCTTTTTGTTCTTGCTCAGCTTTTTTCTGTAATTCTTCATTTCTTCTTTTATAATTTTCTTCGATTCTATTCCATTCTTCGGGACTGACATCATCTTTATAAACCCATTTAGCATATGATATATTATAGGAAAGTATAGTTATAATAATTAATAGAAATGTAAGTATAGATTTTTTCATTTATTTCTCCTTTTTTATTCAAATATTTTACTTATTCTTGCTTCTACAACTTTACCTATTATTTTAAAGTTATCATCTTTACTTAACTTTCTAGGTGGATAATAAGAATTAAAAGCAACCAATTCAATATAATTATCATATTTTATAATTTTTTTAACTGTACCTTCTTCCCCATCTACAAGAACTATAGCAATTTGACCACTTTCAACATCAGATTGACGATGTACAATTATAATGTCATCTTCATACATAACTGGTTGCATACTATCTCCTACTATTTTTAATGCAAAATAATTTTCTGGGTCAGATAATTTTTTATCAATAGTCACATATCCAATAATATTTTCTGATGCAAGATAATCATATCCAGCTTTTACAGTACCTAATAAAGGAAAAGCTTGTTTATTATTATAATTTTCATATTTTTGATCAGTAAAACCGGCAAGCCAAGCAGGAGAAACGTTAAAGAAATTAGCTAATTTAACTATGGTGCTTCTTTTTACTCCTGTAATTTCTCCTGAAGCATATCTAGAGATAGTAGCATTAGTTTTTCCAACATTTTCTTCAATTGTATCTAACGTATAACTGCTATTATTTATTAATTCACTTAATCTTTTAGAGAAAAGTTCATCCATTGTCATCAGACTCCTTTACTGGGATTTTACTACATTTTTTCGCATTACGCAATATTTTTGCAAAAAAATAATAAAAAATTTCGTAAAAAGTATTGACAAAAAAATAAAGATAATATATATTACGTATAACGTAATTACGCAACACGTAAAACAAAGAGAGGTGAAAAAAATTGGAGCAAGCAGTTAAATATACTTTAAGTAGACTTGAAGGCTTTCTAAAGTTTAAAAATATTACTAAGCCAGAATTAGCTAAAAGATGGAGAAAGACAGAAGCATATGTATACAGAAGATTTAATGGTGATGTAGAATTAAGCCTTACTGACATTTTAGAACTAACAAAAATATTAGAAATTCCAAAAGACGAAGCGAAAGATATTTTTTTTGGATACGAATTACGTAATACGTAAAAAGAGGTGAGAAGATGGAAGAAGAAACAGAAAAAACTTATATAGATGAAGCTATAAAAGAAGGAAAAGTAAATTATCAAAGGGAGTATGAACCGAAAGAAGACACTAAAAGCTAGTATCTTCATCATTAATTAAATTTAATTGAGTAGGCTTTACTTTTTTTATACAACCACGATTTGAATATACTTTAAAAACTATATTATCAAAATGGATTTCTTTATTAGAAGTAAATTCAATATAACCAGAAGTTGATTCAAGGCTATTTAGATTTATAGGAAATTCAAAGGTAAAAGTATCTTCTTGAACCATAGTATAGTTTCCTTGAGTATATCGTTCTCTTTTTAGATATTTCTTATTATGAACGCAAAATAAATTATTAACACATAAAGAAGTTATAGAAATAGGTAATTGCGAACAATTGCTTATATTAATACAGAAATTATATTTAAAATTCTCTTTTCCTTTTACTACTCTATAAGTAATTAAATCAATTTTTATTTTCTTATGATGAGTGTAAAGAGAATAAAAGAAATTGTATAAAGAAAGAATTAAGGAAATTGAAGAAATGATTAAAGTAAAATTATTTTTTATAAAATCAAACATTGTAATTACACCTCACTTTCGAGGTAATTATATTACAAACTTCGGCAGAAAGGAAGGAGGTAACATGGATTATGAAAAAGTAAACAAAGCAATAGTAGAAATACTAGAAGAAAAATATGGAGTAAAAATAGAAAGTAAAATTGAAAGGAAATGAGAATTATGAGTGATCAATATAAGACATATTATTTATTAGGAAAAGCTATGACATATATATTACCAATTTTAGGATTAGTAGCAACAGAAATAGTATGTTTAGCACATATATTTTTAAGATAGAAAGGGGTGAAAAAAGAATGGAATATTTTATATTGCTAGCAATAATAGGTATCTTAATAGCTTACATAGTTGTAAGAGAATCAATAGTTCAAAATCAAATAAAAGAATTAGAAGAAGAGCGTAATAATTCAGAATTAAGAGCAGTAACACATTTTAGAAAAATAAATGAAGTTGAGAACTTAATAAAAGAAGAACAAAAGAAACCAATCTATAATAGAAATAATTTTACATTAGTAAGCAAAATAAAAGAAGTAATTACAAGCGACCAAACTAGATAATTACTTCTTAAAATAAAAAAATTTCATAAATGAACCTAAAACTATTTTAGCATAGTTTGGGTAGAAAATCAAGGAGGAATAGAAATGGCTAATAAAAATGAAGTAACAATAAGTTTAGAAGAATATAAGGAATTATTATTAAAAGAAAGACCTAATGATAATGATAAATGGATATTAGGTAAAATAAGAGAATTTATAGCAGATAATTGTAAATTAAGTGGAGAAAAAATAGAGGCAAAAGACAGTTGGGATTTTGCAAGAGATTTTTTAAATTACTTAAAAATTATAGATAAAGAATTTTATAAAGAACTTATTAAAAAAGTTTATGATGCAGAAATAGAAAAAAAGAACAATGAATTAAAAATGGAAAAAGCAAGAGCTATAAAACAAGTTGATGAGGAGAGAGAAGCTGATGATTAGTAATAATTTAGATGATAAATATTATGAATTAGAAGAAGCAATATCTACACTAGAAATGCAAATAAAAGAAAGTAAAGACAAAGATGTAGTTAGTATATTAGAAAATTGCAAAGATAAATTACAAGAAGAATTTGACGAAATGAAAGATGATACAGAAAGTATTTGGGAAAACGAAAAAAGAGAATTAGAGAATGAGTATATAAGGAGTGTGTTATAGATGTTAAAAGATTATGACGAATTGAGAAAAGTAGATGTTAGTAAATGGGTTGAAAAAAGAGATAATGCAGATTATTTAAATTGGGCAAAGGTAGTGGATTTATTACATGAGAATGGAGCTAAAAAGGTTTATTTTGAACCAGTAGTGAATGAAGAAACAGGAAGCAGTCTATATATGACTGACCAAGTGTTTTCTGATAGTAAAGGAAATACAAATAGAGTATATGAAACAGCAGTAAGAATTGTAATAGATGATATGTCATTTATACAAAGAGGTCCAGTTATGAATGGAAGTAATCCTGTAAAAGACAATAGCATGAGCCAACAAAGATTATGGAATTGCCAAACTAGATTATTTGTAAAAGGTGTAGCAATTAGAACTGGCCTAGGTTTTGATTTATGGCTAAAAGATGAATTAAAAAGTGACAAAGATAATTGGGAAGATGATTTATCAAAACACGACATATTTAAAATAAAAGAAAGAGTGCAAGAACTTTATACCAAAATACACAAATCTGGTTTATCTGCAAAAGATATAGCAGAAAGACTTCATAAAACAGAAGATGAAGTAAAAGCAATATTTAGTTATTTTGATACTTTAAGTAATTTTGAGAAAGATTTAAGCAATATTGATACAAAGTCAAGATAGAAGTTACTACATAGGTGCTAGTGATACAAGTATGGTTGTAGGAAATTGGAATACTAAAACATTCGAAAAATGGTGGCTTGAAAAATTAGGATTGAATAAAAATAATTTATCTACAGAGGCAATGAAAGCAGGAAATAACTATGAACATAAAATATTAGATGCATTAGAAATAGAAGGGCTAGAGAAAGATAAACAAATAATTATTGATAGATTAAGAGTTAATTTAGATGGTAATACAGATAGTTGCATCTATGAGGTAAAAACACACAACGTAAATAAAGAATTTAAAGTATCAAAACAATATTGGAGGCAAGCACAAGTAGAAATGTATGCAAGTAATATTCATAAATTATTTATTGTAGCTTATGGTTTAACAGAGAATGACTATATTAATTATTTTAATGAAATAGATAAAACAAGAATAGAAAAAATAGAAGTGAAATATGACAAAACATTTATTGAAAAAGAATATTTACCAAAATTACAAATCTTAAGTGCTTGCTTGAAAGAAGGTGTTTTCCCTGCAAACTACAGGAAATATAACAGATATCAACATAGATTTTAATACACATAAACCTAAAATAACCTTGTTGTTAAATATGCAACAGCCAGAAGTAATAGAACAACTAAAAAATGAGGACAAGCTAGATATAGACATAAAGAAATATAGAAAAAAACGTAGTTTAGATGCAAACGCTTACTGCTGGGTTTTGTGTGACAAGATAGCGAAAGAAATTAGTAAAGATGGAACTATAACAACAAAAGAAGAAATATATAAAGATGCAATAAAAAATATTGGAACATTTGAGCCGATGATAGTAGAAGAAAAAGCATTTGAAAATTTTAAGAGAATATGGGAGAAACAAGGCTTAGGCTTTCTAATACAAGAAGTAACTAGGCAAAACAAATGTGTAAAAGTACATTGTTATTATGGCTCTAGTACTTACGACAGCAAAGAAATGAGTTTATTAATAGAACTACTAGTAGAAGAAGCAAAACAACTAAATATAGAAGTAAAAACAGAACAAGAAATAGAAAGTTTATTATCAACGTGGCACTAATTGGTGACGAAAAAATAGGGAGAAGAGCACTCTTTTCAGCTAGTGCCACGAAGGATCCCCCATAGAGGAGAAATAAATGAGTAAAAGAAGTAGAGCTTGTGAAATACCTAAGAAGGTAAAAGAAAAAGTATGGAAAAGAGATAACGAGCATTGCATAATTTGTGGAAAATGGGTTCCAGTAAGTTGTGCAAATGCACATTATATAAAACGAAGCCAAGGAGGACTTGGCATAGAACAAAACATAGTTACAATGTGTCCAGAATGTCATTATCAAGAAGATTTTGGACAAGATACACAATTATACGAAGATAAGATAAAAACTTATTTAAAAGGAAAATATAAAGACTGGAAAGAAGAAAATTTATATTTCAGAAAATACAACTAGGGGAGCAGACATAAACAACTGCTCCTTTAACACTACAAAAGGAGGAAGCAAATGGACAAGAATAGCTTTCTAATATACATAGATTATCAAGAACAATTTGAATTATTAACTGATGAACAAGCAGGGAAGTTAATAAAAGCAATAATTGAATATGAAAAAACAGGTAAGATTTTAGAACTAGATGGAATGACTAAAATGGCTTTCTCTTTTATTAAGACACAACTTGATAGAGATAGAGAAAAATGGCAAGAAGAAAAACAAAAACGCAGTGAAGCTGGAAAAAGAGGAATGTCAAAAAGATGGGGAAAGACTAAACAAGATAACAATGTTACAAATGTTATAACAGAAGATAACAAAAATAACAGTGTTAAAAATGAAATAACAAATATAACTGATAATGTAGATGTAGATGAAGATGTAAATGTAGAAGTAGATGTTAATAAAAAAGAAAAGAAAAAAAGAAAAATATTCAAAAAGCCGACTGTTAAAGAAATACAAGAATATTGCAATGAAAGGCATAATTTTATTAATGCACAACATTTCTTTGATTATTACGAAAGTAATGGTTGGAAAGTTGGCAAAAACTCAATGAGAGATTGGCAAGCAACAATTAGAAATTGGGAACGAAGGAATAAATCGAATCAAACGGCAGAGGAGGAGTTCTTAAATGAATAAAAATGAGTTTATGGAAGGAATACGAATATTGCAACGTAATTACAATCAAACTTTGGATAAGGAAAAATTAAGATTATTCTATGAAAATTTAAAAGACATGAGCAGAGAAGTATTTTTAGCAAATGTTAATAAACAAGTTAGAACAAATTCATTTATGCCTAATATAGCTCAATTAAGAGGAGAGAGCAGTAAAGAGTTATCTAATTTTGAACAAAGAAGTTATACAGATATGGATTTTGAAAGTTTGTATTCAAATAAGGAGTAGTTTATGAGCAGTAATAAGAGAGCCAAAGAAAAGCTAATAAAATTATACGGAGCTGAATGTTTTATAGACAAATTAAAGTTGAGAGTAGATGCAGAACCACGAAAATACAAAAGTAAAGGGCAATACAAACGTATGAAACAACTTACATTTCACCATATAAAGGAACGTCGAAATGGAGGAAAAGCTACAGTAGAAAATGGTGCTTTGTTAAGTGTAGAAAATCACGAATGGTTTAATAAACAGAGTAGTGAATTACAAAAACAAATAAATAAAGCATTTCAAGAGTATAAAAAGTCTGTAGAATGTTCTGTAGTGTTTGGAGAAATAGAAACAGATGTAGAAGTTAAAGGAATAATAATATCTACAGAAAATTTACAGAAAAGTTACAACAGAGCGAAGGCAAAAGAAAAATTAAGAAAGGAAATTAATGATTATGATAATAGTAAGTCAAGATAAAAATTCTTTAGTGAATTTAAAAAATATAACACAGATATTCATAACTGAATGTGAAGAAGAGGAAAATTCTTATTTTATTCGATATGAAAATTTAGACGGAGCATATGAAGATTTAGGAGTATATGTAACAGAAGAAAGAGCAGAAGGGGTATTAGAAGAAATAGCTGAACAATATGAGTATATAGAAACAATTAAATATGACAGGACAAGTTTGCGAACAAAAGATAATTTTATTTATAGAATGCCAGAGGAGTGATAATAAATGAAAGTAATGAAATATACACCAAATTCAGTAAGAATACTATTGGATAAAGGTAATTATAAAGGATTTAATTATTATATTCTAAATTTAAGAAATATAACGACAAAAAAACTAAAACAATTAAGAGTAAGTCAATATGGAAATCAAGTTGTATTATGGAAAAATTCAAAAGGATATATATTTACGATATCTAGGTTAGTTGGAAATTTATTTATAAGAGAAATAAATAAAGATGAAAGAGTATCACATATAGATGGAAATATAAGAAATAATTATTATAAAAATCTAAGGATAACATCAAAAAATACAATTTAGAAAGCTAGGTGATTAAATGTTAAGAATAGTTGAATATAACAAAATAACAGGAAAGAAAGTAGATTTAAAAGAATTAGAGCAGTTTGGTTTTATAAACTATAGAAATATAGATGATGGTAAATATTATTATTGTTTTTGTGATTTATTCATTGGAGAAGATAGAAAAATATTGCAAGATGATGGAATAAATGAATGTAAATCAATAGAATATCAATTAAGTGAAAATGAAATAGAAATTATCTTTGATTTAACAATTGCAGGCTATGTAGAAAAGTTTGAGGAGAAATAAATGAAAAAATATAAAAAAGTAACAGAAAATCAGGTTGTAAAAAAATATTATGAAATACAATGTAATTTTAATAAAGTAGGTTGGTGGTGTGATTATTTATCAGTGGAATTTTTAGCATCAGAATTAGGAACATCAAAATATCAAGTAAGAAAAGCTTATAAAAGTTTATTAGAAAAAGGATATATGAAATTAGAAAAATATCCAAGTTATTGTGAAGAATATGATAATGGATTATATACACAAGATATACCTGTACTTTATACAAAAGTATATGTGTTAACTGATAAGGCAAGAGAACTATTAAAGAAGGAGGACAAGTAATGACAGAAGAAGAGATTATAAATGTAATAAAAGACTTATTTAAAGAGTTTGATATAGGAAGATTACATAAATTTGAATATAAAGGTAAAGACAAGAATGGAAAAAATAAATATAAAATTAGATATACACCCATGTTTATGGTAAATTGCTATGTCGATGAAACAATAGTTGAAAATTAAAGGAGAGAAGAGGCAATGACGGAAGATAAAAAGATAGAACAGCTTATAGCACATAATGTAAAGTCAATAACTGTAAGCAAAGAAAAGTATGAGAAATTAAAACCAGAAACAAAGAATCTGATTAAATTAAACGATATTATTTTAAATTTTGAGGAGGAAAAATAAAGATGGGAGAAGAATTTAAACTTACAAAAAGTGAAAAGTACATAAATGAAATGATAAAAAGAGAAGAAGAGTTAGGAACTGTAGATACCAATAATATATCAGACGGTTGTCATACATTCGGAGAATTATACGACCATAGAGCTAAATTATTTAGCATTATATGTAATCAAGATCCTATATGTGAAAAAGCCTGGAAAAGCAAACTACATAATGATGGAACTATGTTTGACGGATATTTTATTGTAGGGATAAATACTCCAAAAGGACAAGCAACATATCACTATGAAATGAAATATTTCGATTATTTTCATGTCAAAGAATTAGATAAAGCTCCAAAGTATGACGGACATACAGCAAATGAGGCAATAGAAAGATTATTAAGTTTAAGTTAGAAGAAGGTGAGTAGATGAAAAGAATATTAAAAGCATTATTAAAGACGATATTAATTTTAATATTGATAATTGGAACAATAGCAGCATTAGCTATATTTCCATATATTACAGCAGGAATATATTCAACACTAGTTATAATAATTATTTTTATTAGTTTTTACGAAAGTGAGGATGAGTAGATGATTAAAGAGCAAGATAAAGCTATAGAAAGATGTAATAAGTTAATAGAAACAGAACATTCTAATTGGATAGGAATAACTAATCAAAAAGCAATAGAAACAGTCTTAAATATGCTAAAAGAAAACTCTGCAGAGATACATCAGAAAAACACAGAGCTTGCAGAGAAGAATACAGAGATAGAGAAACTAAGAAAACATAATAAAGAGTTATTACGAAAACTAAGAAATAGAGTAAAAGAAGTTAAGAAGTTACAAAAAAATCCAAACTATAAAGCTATTGTAACAAAGCAAGGAAAAACATTAGAGGAGAGAGCAGAACAAATTAAGAAATACAAACAACTATATAATAAAGCATTAGATGATGCAGTAATAACAGCACACGACAATATGAAGAAAGACAAGATGATAGACTTAATGGCAGAAGAAATGAAAAAAAGAGCAACTTGTCCGTTAGATGACTACAATTATGATTTAGATTGCGAAAATAAATGTAACAACAATACTAAAGAGTGTTGGAAACAATATTTTGAAAGGAAAGCAGAACAAAGTTCTAATAAAACACAAAAAAAATTAGAAAATTTGGAGGTATTATGAGAGAGATTAAATTTAGAGGAAAAGATTATAACAATAAATGGAGATATGGAGATTTAGTTCAAGAAAAATGGGGAAAAGGTATAGCAATTATGATAAAGAAAGATAAAACTGCTTGGAGCGTTTTAGAAGAAACAGTAGGACAATACACAGGACTAAAAGATAAAAACGGAAAAGAAATATATGAGGGAGACATAGTAAAAATAAATGATGAAATAATTGCAAAAGTAATATGGGATAATGATTATTTAGGATATTTCCTTTATGCAAATGAAGAAAATAGCATTGACAGTTTTGAAAATGGAGAACAACCATTATATGACTATTGGGGAAGTACAGAAGTAATAAGCAACATATATGACAATCCAGAACTATTAGGAGGTAATAATGGAGATTAAAATAGGAGAATATGTTAGAACTAAAGATGGAATTATAGATAAGATATTTAAATTTGATGAAATGTTGAATGAGTATTGGTGTGAAAAAGGTTTGGTAATTGATCCGGAAAATAAAATTGAAACACATTTAAAAGACATAGTAAAACATAGCTTTAACATAATAGATTTAATAGAAGTAGGAGATTTTGTAAATGAAAATGAAGTAATTGATAAATATTTATTTAATGGAGAAATGCCTGTGTTAGAAACAACAGGAGATGAAACAAATGCTAAATGTATGTGTGAAAGTGATATTAGAACAATATTAACACACGAACAATACGAAAGAAACTGCTATAAAATAAATTAATAATAATTAAGGAGGCACAAATGATAGAACAAGATGCCAAGAAAGAATTATATTCTTATTTACATAGTAAAAAACTTGAAGAAAGAAAGTTAGAACAAATAGAAGAGCAAAAAGCAAAACTCACAAAAATCACTTCTATTTTATCAGATATGCCAAAAGGAACAACGGATCATGACAAAATGAGTAAGAACATAGCAATATTGTTAGATTTAATAAGTGAGCATATAAAGATAATGACAGAAGAAGAAGAAAATCTAATTAGAATAACTAAAAAAATAAATCAAGTAGAACAACCTTATAGAAATATCTTAGAATTAAGATTTGTAAAAGGAATGAAAGTTGAAGAAATTTCTGTAGAATTAGATAGAGATTACAGGTATACAAAAAAATTAATTAAAAAATCTATAAAAAAATATGCAGAAATTTAAAAAAAGACACCTTTTTACCCTTTTATGACACCAAAAAAGTTTGATATATATATAATAGCAAATAAGTTAGATAATAAATACCTAATACTGTTTGCCCCTATAATTTATTGAGAGTAGACGTTTTAAATGTCTGCTCTTTTATATTGCGTATTTAGAGAAACGGATATCTCATTAGTCTCATAAGCTAAAGATACTGGGTTCGACTCCCAGATACGCAACCAAATAGGAGAGATATATGAATACAAATGAAATAATTAAAAAATATGAGAGAGAGATATGTCCTTATTGCATACACTACAAAGATAAAGATTATAAAGAATGTAGTGTAGTAGTGACAATCGATGGACAAGCTAAATGCGTTAATTGCAATTGTATAGAATATTGTAAGAAAGAGGTAGAGCAATGTTAGACGCTTTATTATTTATATTTAGCATTATAGGAATTACTATATTAGGAGGAATAGCAATTATAATAGTAATTTTAGCTATTTATATAATATATTTATTCATAAAAGAGATATTAAAACATAAATAAAGCAGGTGGGAGTTGATGGCAAATGAAAAGAACTTAATACCTTGGAATAAGCGAACCGAGAAAGAACAGAGAGAATATGCTAGAAAAGGTGGAAAAAAATCAGGAGAAGTTCGTAGAAAAAGAAAAGCAATGAAGGAACAAATGGAAATGCTTTTATCATTGCCATTTAAACAATCAGAAGCCTTAGATTTCATGAAAGATTTAGGAATAGAAGAAGATAATTTAGATAATCAAATGGCTCTAATAGTTGCAATGTATGGTAAAGCTTTAAAAGGAGATGTACAAGCATTTAATACAATTAGAGAAGTTGTTCAAGATGAAAAAACAGTAAAAGATGAGGATAGAGTACAAATAATAAATGATCTTCCAAGCGAGGAGGAAGAAGATGATTAGAGTTAGTATAAGAGATATTATTGCTCCTCATTTTTGGAATACATTTAATAGCAAAAAATCAAATCAAGTCTATAAAGGTGGAAGAAGTTCTACAAAATCTTCTATGATATCTATAAAAATCGTTTATAACTGTTTAAATAATAATAACTGTTCTGCAGTAATACTAAGGAAGCATCAAAATCAATTAAGAAAATCTGTTTATAAAGAAATAAAGAGAGCTTGTAAAAGATTAGGTTTACAAGAAGGGATTGATTATGAAGCTGGATTATCTCCAATGGAAATAAGATTTAATAATGGAAATACTATATATTTTTCAGGAGGAGAAGATTATGAAACCGTAAAAGGAATGATAGACGAAAATAAGCTTATAAAAATGATATGGTTTGAAGAGTTAACAGGTTGGGACAATCCAGAAGATATAGAACAAATAAAGGCTACATTCTTAAGAGGAAATGACGATTGGTTTATAACATTTTATTCTTTTAATCCACCAAAAAATAAATTTGATTGGGTTAATAAATGGGTAGATGAAAAAAGTAAAAGCAAAAGATATTTAGTCCATCAAAGTGATTATAGGACAGTTCCTAAAGAATGGCTTGGACAAATGGCAATAGAAGAAGCAGAAGAATTAGAACAAAACGATGAAAAAAGATATAGATGGATCTATTTGGGAGAAGTAATTGGACTAGAAGGACTTATATATAATCCTGATTTAATAGAATATGTATCAGAGGACTATTTAGAAAAGAATAACATTAAAATTTTATATATAGATTTTGCAATAGACTCTGGACATCAAACATCAGCTACAACTTGTGGAGCATATGGATATGGATCTGATGGATATTGGTATTTATTAGATACTTATTATTACAGTCCACATGAAAAGCCAAACAAAAAAGCACCTTCTGAATTAAGCAAAGATATATTTAACTTTGAATTAGCAATAAATAAAAAATTTAAAGCAGGAACAGATAAAGAAACCATTGATAGTGCAGAGGGAGCTTTAAGAAATCAATACTTTAAAGATTATGGTAGAAGATTACATCCAGTCGATAAAGGGACTAATAAAGAACAATTAATAGATTATTCTCAAGACTTTCTAGCAAAGAAAAAGTTTAGAATTTTAAATAATAACAATAATCAAATTTTTAAAAAAGAAAATGAAAACTATATGTGGTTGAAAGATAGTGTAGAAAAAGGAAAGCCTATTCCGGACAAAACGGAAAAGGCTTTTTTAAGTAGTGAGAAATATTACAACACTTATACACAAGATTATGCTTATAGTTATGCAGACCACACGCAAGACCAATTCCAATATTGGATAAAAGATAACTTACAAAAATTAGGATTAAAACAATAAGGAGAAATCAATATGGATTTTTACAATAACATAGCAAATGTTTTAAGTAAAAAAGGTATAAATTTAACAGTTGGGACAATTTACGATTTAATGGCAATTTGGAAAAGTTGGTACAGAGGAAATGTAAATGACTTTCATTACTATACAGAAATGATAAATGGAAAAAATACACAATGTGAAAGATTAACTATGAATATGCCAAAAAAATTATGTGAAGATTTAACTAAATTGCTATGGACTGAAAAAACACAAATAAATTTAAGTAATAAAAATGCTACAAAAAGGTTATGGGAAGTGTTAGACAGTAAAGAAAATGATTTTACTGTTAACCTTCCTATTTTTATTGAAAAGATGTTAGCATTAGGAAATGCAGCTACAGTTGAATATAAAGATGAAAATAATATTACAATTATAGACTACATAGATGGAGATGTAATTATTCCTTATAAATTTACAAATGGTTACATAACAGGAATGATAACAGTTAGTAGATTTATAGATGATAAAGGTAAAAGAAAAGTCTATTATACGCATATTACTTATCACGAGTATGTAGATGGAAAATACATTAAATTAAATGAAGTTTATAAATCTAATACAGATACAGCATTAGGAAAACAATTAAATTTTAATAATGTATTTCCAAATGTAAAAGAAAGTGAAGTAGTGATAACCCAAAATCCATACTTTCAAATATGGAAACCTAATATAGCTAATAATTTTGATACAAACTCTCCAATGAGCATAAGTATTTATGCAAATAGTATTGATAGATTTAAGTCATTAGATACTAAATACGATAGCTTCTACAATGAATTTATCTTAGGAAAGAAGAGAATATTAGTCGATCAATCTGCTATGAAAGGTGGAATGGAAACAGATGCAGAAGGAAATCCACATTTTGTACAATACTTTGATAAGAATGATAGAGTCTATGTGGGAATAAATGCAGAAATGAAAGAACCAGTCAAAGAGATAGATTTTACTTTAAGATATCAAGAACACATAAATAGTATAAATGCAGACTTAAATTGGTTATCAGAAAACGTAGGATTAGGAAGTAATTATTATAAATTCGATGGAGCAGGAACTAAAACAGCTACAGAAGTAATAAGCGAAAATAGCCAAGCATTTAGAACAAAAGAACATTATCAAATTGTTATAAATGCTTGTGTAGAAGATTTAGTAAAAGCAGTATGTGAGTTAGAAGGAATTAAAACAAATAAAATTACAATTACACCAGACGATAGCATAATAGAAGATAAAGATAAAGAAATAACAAGAGCTCAAATGGAAGTAACACAAGGTTTAAGAAGTAAAAAATCTTATTTAATGGATATTAAAGGTATGAGTGAAGATGAAGCAGAAGAGGAATTACAAAAGATACAAGAAGAAAAAATGAGTAATCAAGAGGCTTTTGGATTTACTATTAACAATGAAAATAGCGAAGAGGAATAATTTATGCTAACGGAACAAGATTTTATAAAAATAGAAAAGCAAGCTAATCAATTATATGCAAATTTAGAATTAGATATAATAGAAGAAATAGCAGCAAGAATAGCTAACTTTGGATATGCAAATACAGTAGTTGTCAATGATATAAAAATTGCTCAAGAAATGGGGGTTTTATATCAAGATATAGTAACTTTAGTAGCAAAATATAACAATACAAGTTATAAAGAAGTAAATAGAATATTCACAGAAGCATCTGAAACATCATTAAACTATGATGATAAAATATACAAAGAAGCAGGGATAGATCCTAAACCTTTAAGTCAAAGTGAAAGCATAAAACAAACTATGAATGCTACTATTGAAAGAACAGCAGGTAATTTGCAAAATTTATGTATGACAACAGCAAATACAGCACAGACACAATTTTACAATGCTATAAATAGTGCATATATGTTTACTAGCACAGGAGTTAAAAGTTATACTCAAGCAATTTTAGATGAAATTAAAAATATAAGTAAACAAGGAGCAATTATACAATATCCAAGTGGAGCAAGAAGAAGTGTAGAGAGTGCAGTAAGAACAAATATAGTAACTGCTATAAATCAAAATTGTGGTAAATTACAAGAATTAAGGGCAGATGAACTTGGATGGGATTTGATGGAACTAACTGCTCATAGTGGAGCAAGACCAGAGCACGCACGTTGGCAAGGAAAAATAGTTAGTAGAAGTGGAAAAAAAGGATATTTAAGTTTTCGAGATATTGGATATGGAGAAGCAACAGGATTTAAAGGAGTAAACTGTAGGCACGATTGGTATCCTTATTATCCGGGTAGTACAAAGACATATACTCAAGAGCAGCTGAACGCTTGGAAGAATGAAAAGGTTACATACAACGGAAAAGAATATAGTAAATATGAAGCAACTCAAATTCAAAGAAAGATTGAAAGACAAATACGAAATGATAAAAAACAATTAGCAGGACTACAAGGTATTCTAAATTCTAATATAAATGATAATAAACTTATTTTAGAAACAAAAACAAATTTCTCAAAACGTTCATTAATTTATAAAACACATCAAAATGAGTTAGATGATTTTATAAAACAAACATCATTAGTTAAAGATAATAGTAGATTATACATAGGAAATCAGGATAAAAATATTAGTACACAAATAGCTAAAGTAACTAAAATAGCTAATCAGTATAATAATAGTGATATTATAGGAAGTAAAGTAAATGGAGTAAAAATAACAGAAATTGGAGAACATATAATATCAAGGACTTATGCTAGAAATGTGACATTTGAAGATGTACAAGACACATTGAAAAATCCAATAGGATATGGTACAATTAAAGAAGATTCAAAAGGTAGAAAGAGTTTTTATGTGTATGGCAAAAACATAACAATATCAGTTAATCCAGAAACAGGAAAACTTGCAACAGTCAGACAAACAAGTAGAAGGGAAAAGAAAAAATATGGAGTTGAAGAATAGATTAAAACAAGAAGAAATAGACCTACTAAATATGGTTGGAATAAAAATAAAAGATGGTAAGTATACAATAGACGAAACGGGAGATATTATAGAAAAATTAGATAGTGTAATTCAAGAGAATTTAAATGAAAATGGTGATATGACAGAGAAAGCAATAGAATATGAAAGTATACAAGACAAGATACTAGAATTTGAAAAAGAAATTTAACGTTAAAAGATATGTTTTTAATAAAGAGCTAGAAATAGCTCTTATTTTTATGCCTTTTTTACGGGAGCAGGCTTAAAAGAACAACTGGGAAAATGTCGACGGACGATAAACGGGAGGTAAAAATGGAAGATAACAAAGATTTAGAAAATCAAAACACAAATACAGCAGAAAACAAAGAAGTTGAAGGAGCTGGGAACGTAGATACTCAAACTACAGAAAAAAATGAGGGAAAAGCTGAAGTTGATGTAAAAGCAGAAGCACAAAAAATAGCTGATGCAATGGTTGCTAAAAAAATGAAAGGAATGCCTAGTAAAGAAGAATTAAAGGCATTTAAAGAATGGCAAGAAAGTCAAAAAACAGCTGAACAAAAACAAGCCGAAAAAGAAGCTGAATATCAAAAAACACTAAATGAGCTAAATACTTTAAAACAAACAAATGCAGTTTTAGAGTCAGGTGTTAATAAAGATGATGCTGATTATGTGCTTTTTAAAGTAAGCAAAATGGAAGGCGAATTTGAAGAGAATTTAGCTAAGTTCTTGAAGGATAACCCTAAATATTTAAAACAAGAACTTGAACAAGCAGAGCCTAAGGCTACTGGTGCACCAGTAAGAACTATAAGCTCTAAAAATGATGGTGTACTTGGAATATTAGCAAGTAAACACCCTGAAATTGATTTTGAAAAATAGAAAGGATGATTAAATTATGGCAAATGCAATAGGAACAAATGGTACTCATGAAAGACAAGAAAGATATGCAAATGCTATCGTTAAATTAATGAGACCACAATTAAGAATAAGAAATACTTTTAGTAGAGATTATGAAGGAAATCCAGTATCTGGAGCTGTAAAAGTACCAGTAAGAAATACTGATGTAAAAATAGTTGATTATGATGTAAAAAGTGGTGTGGCTTTATCACAAAGTGCTACTTCATATAAAAACATACCAGTTGATAATCATAAAGCTATCAATGAATTAATTGACGGATATGAAAGCCAAGCTGTACCCGATAATTTAGTAGCTCAAAGATTAGAAAGCGGTGCTTATGTAATAGCTTCTACTTTAGAAGCAGATGCAATAAAGGCATTAACAACAGGAACAACTGATTCAACTATGGCTGATTGTACAGCGGATAATGTATATTCAAATATCCTAGCTGATATAGCAGAAATAGCAAAATTAGGAGTAGATAAATCAAGAATAAGAGTAGCTATTTCTTATGCTACAGAGTTATTACTATTAACTGATGAAAAATTTTCTAACACAACTTCTCAAATTGGTGCTGAATTAGCAAGAGAAGGAGTAATTGGTAGAATTAATGGAGTAAATGTATTAACTCAAGATTTAGGACAAGTAGCAAGCAAAGACGTTGAGTATATAGTTTATGCTGTCGACTGGTGCCAAGCTATTGATGAATGGATGATAGAACCAACGATTAATGACCTAAAAGATGGTGCTCATATTGGTGCATCTGCATTACAAGGTAGAATGGTTTACACAGATACAGTAACAGACTCTAAGGCTGTAAGAGTAAAAAAAAAGTCGGCGTAACAGACCCTGAAATAACAGGATTAACAATAGCACCAGAAGAAGGCTTACAAGAAGGAAATGCAAATGTAAATGTTGATGCAGTAGTTGCTACATTATCTGCTGAAGGTGGTACAAGCCCATTTACTTACGCATTAGAAGCTGATGAAACAAATGGGGTAGACAATGCTTCGTTTAAAATAGATGGAACTAATGTAAAAGTAAATACAACACCTTTAACACAAAAAGATTACAAAATAAATGTAAAAGTAACAGATACTAAAGGTAAAACATTTACAAACCACGCAACAATAAGTGTAGCAGCCGCAGCAGAATAGGAGGAATAAGGCATGTTAACTTACTTAAAAGATGAAGAAGAATATAAATCAATATTAGGTACAGATAACGTGCCTAATGACTTCAAAAATTTAAATATTAAAGCAAGTAACTATATTAACCATAAAACTTTTGGAAGAATTGATGAAAATAATCTTCCAGAGCAAGTGAAATATGTTACTTGCTTAATTGTTAATCTACAAGATGAGGAAAATACACAATTATCCGAAATAGGAAATCTAAAATCACAAAATATTGAAGGTTGGAGTGAAAGTTATTCTACACCTGAAGAAATTAAATCTGATTACGAAGACAAAAAGCAAAAAGCTATAAATCAGTATCTGTGGAACGTAATTGGCATAGATGGTAATCCACTTTTGTATTGTGGGGTGTGCTAGTTATGAATGATAGATTTTTTATACATAAAATAACGGTCTACCATACAAAAGATGATGAAATCTTTACGAGAATCCATTTTGACAAGGTTTATTTTAGACATAATAAAAAGACTAACCTAGTTGATAAAGGATTACAAGAAGGAAGTACAGGCTCTATTACAATACCTACTACAGAAAAGCTTAATATTTCTACAAATGATTATATTGTCGAAGGAATTATAGATGATAAGTTTGATTTATCTGCATTGCAACAAAAATATCAAGTTTTTAAAGTAGTAAGTGTAGACGATAATAGGAAAGGCAATTTGCAACATTATAAAATAGGAGTTAGTGAATAATGAGTGGTAGTGGATTTACAGTAAAAGTAAAAATAAACTCTACTAACAAGATATTAAAAGACCATGGACTAGACCAAGATGGTAGAGCAATACGTTTTTTGAGAGATGATGCTGATAGATTGATGAATCCGTATATTCCAATGGACAATGGAATGTTGAGAAGAAATAAAAGTTATCCAAGTAATCACGAGATTAAGTATATTAGTCCATATGCTAAATATCAATACTATGGAAAATTAATGCTTGCAAAGAATGGATCTAGTTGGGCTAAAAAAGGTGAGAAGAAAGTTTTGACTAGTAGAAATTTAAAATATCATACTTCTGGAACTGGTCCAAAGTGGAATGAGTTGATGATGCAAAGAAACAAAAATACTTTAATAAAAGATGTAGAAAACTTTATTAAAATAGGAGGCTAAAAATGGCAGAAAAATCGAAGATGGAATTAATAAAAGAATTTATAGAAACTTGTCCATACTTGAAAAAAGGAAAAGTAAATGTAGATTATATAAAAGATAAGCCACAATCTTATAGTATCGATGAAACACCAGTTGATCCTGTTTTACAAAACTTTTTAGACGGTGGAAGGCGACTACAAATACAATTTGATTTTTCTATACAAGCAAATTTTAGTGTTCTAGAAAATATAAAAAACTCAAAATTTTGTGATGATTTTACAGATTGGATATATGAACAAAACAAAAAAGAAAATTTACCCAAAATAGAAGGAGCTGTTTGGATAAAGTGTCTGGGAAGAGGAACAATTTTACAGACAACTGAAGCAACAGCGATATATGTAATACCTATGCAGGTAGCTTATGACGAAGACTATTAAAAGTCTTCTATTTTTTTATCAAAAAGGAGGATAAAAAGTGGAAAAATTAGTAAAAAGAAGTGGAAAAGTTGCTTTTATGGATGTTTCTACTACATCAATAGCAAATTTTTTAAGAATGACTAAATTTACTGAAATATCTAAATCTAAAAATCCTACTGAATATAGTAGAACATATGTAGACGAAGATGGAGAAGTGACTGATGTTACAGGCTATTCTGAGGAAATATCTTATGCATTTGATTTATATCAAGGAAATTTAGTACATCAAAAACTAGTAGATATAACAGATAATGAAAAAACGGGAAATGATGCTTTAGTAAAAATATTACAAGTTGATTTTAGCAAGCCTATAGATGATGGATATGAAGCTAGACTTAGAACATATTCTACAGTACCAGATGCAGAAGGTGATAGTACAGATGCGTATACATATTCTGGAGCATTTAGAAAAAATAGTGGTTTTACAATAGGTAAAGCTGTAGTAAGTAAAGACGGAAAAACAGCAACATTTACACCAAAAGAAGAAGTTGCAGAATATCCAGTAACTTTTGTGCTTAAAGATAGTTCAAGTGCACCTATTGAAAGTGCTAAAATCACAATAGAGGATGAAAGTGTTTTAACAGATGCAACGGGAATAGCAACTGTTGATTTACAAGCTAAAACATATTCAAATATTACAGTAGAGAAAGACGGTTATACAACACAAAGTAACGTATCTGTTACAGTAACAGATAAAGCCGTATTAAAAGAAGTAGAATTAGAAGAAGCTGCTTAAATGAATAATATATAGAGAGGCTTATTATTAAGCCTCTTAAACATTTTAGGAGGAAATAATGAAATTAAGAAATATTGAAGTTGACTTTAGTTTTACAGATGCTGACTGCATAGAAAGATTAGAAAATGCAGCAAAAAAAGTTAAAGAAAAATCTGAATTAAAAGATAAAGAAGAAAAAAGTTTATCAGAAGCTATTAGAGAAGAATGTAAAATAATAGATGAATTTTTTGATGAAGTTTTTGGAAAAGGAATAGCAGACAAAATATTTAAAGGTAAAAAAGATTTACAAGAGCATATGGAATTATTTACAGATATAATTAATGCTAAAATTGAAACAACAAAAGCTACACAAAATTTATATGATACTTTAGAAAACAGAGCCAAATATATGCCTAACAGAGAAACAAGAAGGTACAATAAATATAATAAAGGAAGAAAATAATGTATTGTAATCTATTAATTAATAAATTACCACAACATACAGATAGTGGAATGAGAATAAGAACAGATTTTAGGGAAAGTATAAAATTTGAATTACTAATGCAAGATAGAACAATAGAAGAAGATAAAAAGATTAGAATGATTTTAAACTTATATTATTATAGACCAGAACAAATAACTGATTTAAAAAAGGCTTTAGAAGAAGTTGTTTGGTTTTACGCCGGTGGAGATAAAAAAGAAAACTCAAATAAAACAGCAAAGAAAAATAATAAAAAGCAAATTTATAGCTATGAATTTGATGCAGAATATATATATAGTGCTTTTATGCAGCAATATAAAATTGATTTAAATAGTATTAGATACTTGCATTGGTGGAAATTTAAAGCTTTATTCGTTAATTTAAATGAAGATGTTCTTTTCTCTAAAATAATGCAATATAGAGCAATAGAATTAAATACAATAAAAGATAAAGAAATGAAGAAATTTTATAAAAAGATGAAAAGATTATATGCATTACCAGATATGCGAACAGAAGAGGAAAAAGAATATGATTTTGGAGAGGCTTTCTCATAAAATGTTGAAAAATAAATAAATATGTAATATACTCCTAAAAAAGGAGTAATATTATGAAATTTGGAATTAGAAAACCTAATATAAAGAATAGTATAAAAGCAAGAACTACAGGAAGAGCTAAAAGAATAGCAAAGAAAGCAACAAATCCGTTATATGGTAAGAAGGGAATGGGTTTTATTAATAAACCTAAAAAAGCAGTTTATAATAAAGTATATAATAAAACTTCTATAAGTGCTTTTGATGTTTTTAAGAAATCAAATAATTTACTATACAATATTTTTATAGCAATTCCTTTATTTTGTGTATTAGGGATATATCAATTATTATATTATTGTTATAAATACATTTTTATAGGATTAATTTATATAATAAAGAAATTAATTAATTTATTTAAGAAAAACAAGAAAG